CAATACATTCCTTTCTTTGAATACGCGATCGAAAAAATGTGCGCGGTGTTGTCGGCTCGATCGCGAAAAAAAAATCGCCTTTTTTCCTTCTGAGACCCTTGGCGATTAGAACATACCAGAAATTGGGTCATAAACGCCTATTTCCCGTTGTTCTCCTTTAATTATGATACTAGGTAGTACTAAGGGTTCTTTTGGTCTCTATGACTATCTAAACGGACGAAGTCCATAGGAACCTATACCGGCTTACTTTCTAAAGCCAAGGGTCTCAGAAGGAGAAAATCAGGCGATTGGACTAGAACATCAAAGTATTCCCGTTATCAGCAAACTTCAACGGTGGCGGGTATTGTCTAATTGGACCCGCCGTAACTCCGGCAACATCCATCAGACTAATCCAGTCTGGCAAATTTGTCGAGGCGTCTCCAAAAGCGCGATCGAAATCGACCGTCCTCTTTGCTTCCATGAAGGCCGTCTCCAAAGCCGCCCGTGTTGTCATTTCTTGGTTAGCGTTCGCCGCCACGCGGTTGTAATACCGAAGCGCGGTTGTTCCCGAAATCATAATTTCTGGGCGAATACCACCATATTTCCACATCGGGAAAGTATAACCGGGCACATCAAGAGGATTCATCATAACAGCGGTTTCAGTCAATAAGCGAGACTGAGCGTCTAAAAACTCGGCGTATGATCCCATTGAATGGCTAGTAGTGTTAGCGTTTGTCTGTTTCAGTCTCATGAATAAACTGAATTTGTAGTCGTATTCAAGACCGGGTTCCCCCCAATACATCAATGTGATATAGACATGGTCACTATACCAATAATTCGTTGGTGTAGCACCTACTTGTGGATTAGGAAAACGAGACATCAATAAACGGTTAGAGGTATTTATCGCCCCACTTGAAGTTATGACCGACTCCTTGTAAAGAACCGTGTCGTCCCCTGCCATCGGACCAGAGTGAGGCAAGTCCTGATTCGGCCCCCATGGTAAATCGGTATATTGTACCGGATATGGCGACACGAATAATTGGTACCCATTAGCACCCGGCGACCCACTTGGATTAAGTAAAATTTCGACATTGTCGTTCGTAACATCAATAGACAAAATTTGATTCTTCTTTCCTTCCTTAAGGTTGATTCGCTTAGTTGCCCAAATACGACCGTCATCGCTCGCGATCGAAGTTCCTTGTAGAGTTTCTCTTAACTCAACAATAGGCATTATTTCTTCCTCCCTTTCCGGTAGGCTGCGCCCATTTTCTTCAGATCAAGTTGACCTTTTCGCTTCCCAGACTTGAAGAATATCTTGTTCTTCTTCTGGCTCATGTATCTTTGCCATGCGGACTTCTTCCTTGGCTTTGGTTCAGTGATTTGGTCAGCGAGTACCATAGCACCAGCCGTTTCATACGCGGTCGGTAGGACCGGACTGATAACTTCGCCTTCCTTGATGAAAACTTGGAAGGTCGGTTCACGACCGTCCAGCATAGAGGCGTATTGATACGCCGGAATCGCTATCATATCAATAGGAACAATTCTTTCACCATCTGCAAGCATGAATCCGAGAGCCCCGCCCACGACAGCACCTCCAACAGCACCAGCAGGGCCAAGAGCCGCACCAAGAGCCGCACCCTCGGCCGCTCCCAGAGCGGCTTGAGCGTATGGGTTAGAAACGGCTTCTTCCGCGATCCGTGCGGTCCCCGCAATTCCTGCCCCCCTTGCGAATTTGGTCTCGGTAAATTTCGAGATACCCTTTGAAACTAATTTTCCTTTAGCCACTCAAAGACCCCCTTCAAAGGTCCTGTGCTTGGCTTAGGATTTCGTTCATTCGCTCGGTAGTTACCTTAACTGGTTCCGCTATTAGTACAATGTCTAGTTCAACGGTCTGGTCTTCTTCCGAGACCCAGCCATCCGCAGCCACACCGATAAGTAGGTCGCTAACAACTGTGTACCCACTAGGGTGCAAGTCTCTAGGACCATACCAGTGTTCTTGTGCAATTAAAGAAGCACTTGTAATTGGGGCGGTAGGAGGTCCACCACCATAGACGGTATTTCCACCCACTGACTGACGGACATAAACGCAAAGAACATCCGGGGAAGCGATACCAACATCTTTCGCTTCTTCGTACGCCCTAGTTGTAGCATAGCACTTGATTGTCGATACCACATCTAAATCAGCGGTAGGCCCGGTAGGGTCTCCTATCGGGTCTAGTTCGCCGGTGATTGTTCCACCGTTTGGCGAACGAAGATGGAATAAGACTTCTTTTACTGCTAATCCCATTCGGTTAACGGGGTCTACATATGAAGACAAATCGATTCTTCCATATTGGGTCGTTCTTGTCCCGGATGTCGCTGCTAAATCAAACTGCATCCGATCGCGTAAAATTACATCGCCTGTGTTCTTGGCCATGCCTCTTACCTGGAAGAGGAAGTATATAAACAACACGAACATGTTCGCCAAAAAGGTAATGGCCGCTGCTGTAGTGCAGATTCTGCCAAAGGGCGAAGAAGGTTTCCAATGATGCGGGTAGGACCGCGGAGGAGACTCGCCTTGGTAGGAGAACAAAAACATGACGAAAAAACAAACGAAGCCAGTCTTTGGCCAGTTGACCCTAACCGGTGAACTGGCTCTCGATTGGATGAAGCCAGACACGGAGGTGACAGTCGCTAAGGTCGAAATAGGACCTATCGGCGCATTTCCCGAATATAATGTGCCAGAATGGGCCAGTGAAAGAACCGGGGATATTGGACTTATCCACCCTGCGAACAATTTCGCCAACCCTATTTTGGTTACGCAAAGAAGCGTCCTCCGCGCATTGGAGTTCTGGTGCGTGGAGATGGAAGCGAAAGGTTGCAAGACCAGCGTCGAAAAGAGCGGGTCCGCTCAAAAGGGTGTTCTTGAAATACCAGAAAACCACCCAATCCTTGTGTTTACAAGAGATTCGTCGAAGGGCCAATTTGCACCCTACGAAATGGAGATAATTTGAGTCGAAGTTTCTCACAACAAACGACATTTGGGGCTCGGTGCGATTCGTCGCACCGGGTCCCTTTTTTTATTTTAATCATGAGACCTCCTACTAGATCGAGCTCGATTTGTCAAAACGAGTACTGCAATACATTCCTTTCTTTGAATACGCGATCGAAAAAATGTGCGCGGTGTTGTCGGCTCGATCGCGAAAAAAAAATCGCCTTTTTTCCTTCTGAGACCCTTGGCGATTAGAACAT